ATCAACCTCCACCTGCAGGATTACAGGGCCGGGGAGCTTGGAAGCTTTGATGCGGGAGCAGGGCTGCTTGGGCTTACTGATACCTCTGTCACAAAGGAACAGTACGCAAACAGAGCCGTAAGCGCATTCAGAAGAGGTGACATCGAAAAAGGAAGCAAGGCTCTCAGAAACACGAACAAGAGCAGCTTTGAAAAAGCCATCGGAAGCAAGATATCTCAGAGCCTGTTCGACAGGTTCCTGGAAGACGGAGCAAATGCCGCAAACTATATCAAATATGTGCAGGGTGGGCAGGAACCCGAACTGTCAGGCGTGACAGACCAGGGCTATACGGACAGGGCCAAGCTTTATGAAGCCGCCGGGGATCCCGAGAGGAATGAAAACTGGCACCACATCGTAGAGCAGGAACAGGCAGACTACGGCCTTGCAGGGTTCAGTCAGGACCAGGTGCAGAACCTGAATAACATCGTGTCGCTTCCGTCAGGATCTAAGAGCGTGCACACTGCCATCACAAACTATTACAACAGCGTCCAGGATTTTACGGACGGGAAGACGGTCAGGCAGTGGCTCGCAGACAAGAGCTTTGAGGAGCAGTGGAACTTCGGCATCAGGAAGCTGAGGGAATACGGAGACGTGCTTCCCACAAATGACGGATGGGTGTTTGTCCCCGACAGCGCCAAGATCGAGGAACTGATCCCGAAGAAAGAGGGCACAGGAGCACCGCAGACGGCAGCATCAAAGCTCTCCGTAGACATGAAGGCATCAGGCATCACCGGCAACGCTGCGTACGGCTATGTGATCGACTCCGTGCAGAGCAAAGCCATAACCGCAGAGGATGCCGCGGAATGGTTTGAGTCGAATGCTCAGAGGACCGGTTCAAAGACCTTTAAATCCTGGCAGAATCTTGGAAAGCCTACCTTTGAGTACATCAAGCACAGAGCAGATATCGGCAGGATCGATGAAAAGTATGATGGCGATAAGCGTGCGGAAATGACGGGGCGCTATATCAAGAACAACGTCAAGACGCTGGACGAGAAGAAGGTCCTTTGGGAGATGGCCGGGTTTGACGTCTATAAGAAAGACGGAAAAACTTACACGGACAGCTTCAGGAAGAATGTGCTGAACTAAAGAAAAGAGGCAGGCTAAAAGGCTTGCCTCTTTTATAAAGGCGCAATTTGTTGCTCCGTTTACTTATACTTGCCTTAGATTTTTAGAAAGGAGCGGCCTATGATAATCATCAAAAACCGGGAGATGCTCATGCCGGATGAAGAGCAGACGCTCGGCACGAACTATGACATGGAATCCGAAAACCGGGTATTCCGTGTGAACAGGTTCCTGCAGGGCGGCGTTGACGTCTCGGCATTCACCTTCCGACTCGATTTGAAATATGAGGATGGAAACTATGACACCATCGTCCTTGACCAGAAGGAGATAACCGAGAACTACGTCTATCTCACATGGACGGTACAGCACTCTATCCTTCAGCAACCGGGGACGCTGTGGGTAGCAATCCGTGCCATAGACGATGAAGCCACGGTCAGATGGTCTTCTTTCGTCACACCCATGTGGGTCGAGCACCATCTGAACACACCTGCCAACTACACTGGAGACCTCACTGAAATCGAGCAGATAGAGCAAGACCATATCTACATGAAGAGCGTCATCGACGACCTTGAGGAGCATATCGACTATGCAAGGGACTCGGAGGCATGGGCTGTAGGCCAGAGGGACGGCGTAGACGTACCGACCACGGACATCACATGGCACAATAACGCCAAATACTATGCAAGGTACGCCGGGGAGACAGGCGTCGCTCAGCTTAGTGACGAGCTTGCCAACCTCTCCACGCAGGCCGCGCAGAACTCAGAGGCCATCGAAGCGCTTGATACACAGGTCACGCAGAACGCTTCCGACATCGCCCAGAACGCCCTTGACGTCGAGGATTACTGGGACACGATGAAGAACAATTTCGCCAACAATGAGACCACGGACTACGCTTCGCAGAACTATGCTGTAGGCGATTACCTCGTGACGAAGGAAGGCGTCTTCTGCAAGGTCATACAGGCTATTGCAAGCGGGGCACAGCTTATCTATGGAACAAACATCGTAGGCGTATGGGTGGGGCAGGAACTTGCTTCCTTGAACGGCGCTGTGAATGCGGGAATCATCACATATACGGGGAACGCAACGATAACCTACACGGCTCCGTCTGGCATTGTCAATCCTACCGTCACTCTGTATGGAGAGCGGTATCTGCGCTTTGGAAACCTCGTATACATAGGGCTGATATTTAGCATTTCAAACGCAGGAACTCCGGGAGGCCATATAAAAATAACCCCGCCATTCTCAGCCACAAACGGATTCTATGGGTCTGCCACTTGTCCTTCTGGCTCAATAGTCGGCCCGAACGGTGCCGATATAACCGGGTGGACAGTAAGAATGTACGATGGAGGCCACATCCAGATTGCAAAGAACCCCGGGGGAGGAAACTTTACCGTCGCTTCTGAAATTCCGACTGGCACGTATGGCGTTTGTGCATGGGGAATTATGGTTCCCGGAAGCGCCATCAACAGCGGAACGGTTCGGACTTTCAACTTGTCTATTTCGCAGGGAAGCAATTCCACAGTGACTGTCGTGAGAACGGCGTCCCCGAGAAAGAACGCCTCGACTGGAACCCTTTCAAACGGGTCTCCCATCTATACGGGAGACGTGCTCACGGTAACCTTCGGAGCATCGAGCGGGTACGCCATCGATACGCATACTGTGAATGGAATCACGTTTAAGTCTGGCAATCAGATAAACGTCACCAAGGACTTGGCGATTGTCTCTACCGCAAAGGTGGGAACCAACACCATCTACTTCCGTATCGTCGGTATCGACCACCCAGACGGAGACGAACCCGGATGGAACAATCCGAACAAGACTCTCGCCTTCAAGGTGCCTGTCGGCATGACATGGGCACAGCTTAAAGCGGCGTCGGCAATCGCCGCAACGAACAACCCTGTCACCATCTACAGCAAAGATTGGAACGGCTCTGTCGGCGGAGGGAGCTATGTCTCCATCAAGAAAGTCGGCGGCTCTTTTGCCAACTTTACGGATGCCGTATGGAAGGGCACTTCCACGAACGGCGTAAGACAGCAGGGTACGGACGTTCCCGTGAACGGAGCTACCTACTATGCCGAGATAAACCTTTAACTACACCTAATGAAAGGAGAAAGAGATGTATCAGAATTATGTCGTAGAAATTAAGAAATTCCACAACGGGGAGTTTGAGCACAATGTATACTGGCAGTTTGACGAAGACGCCGACATTGCAAGGCAGAAGTCAGAGTCCAAGTTCCATGAGGTTCTTTCTGTAGCGGCTACCTCCGACACGGAGAGCCATGCGGCAATCATGTTCAGCCAGGAGGGATTTCCGTTAAGGAATGAGTGCTACAAGCACGAGCAGGAGCAGGCAGAGGGATAAGCCACACTTTGAAAGAAGGATGGGAATTTAAGTATTTGAAGGGGGGTGAGTAAATGCTAATTGACCTTGGTAAGCCGAACGTAAAGCAGGATTTGTTTTTGCGTGACAGGCACAGACATGTTGCCTTCGGCGGCGCCCGGGGAGGTTAGTTCACCCCGGTGGCAAGTCGTGGGCAGTGCGGGCGAAGGCCATAGCCCTCGCCTGCAAACACCCGGGTATCTCCATCATGATAGTCCGTAAATCTTTCCCGGAGCTTGAGGCGAACCACATCAGCCTGTTTAGAAAGCTCCTTAAGATAGGGACGCCCGGGTGCCCGTTCAAATACAACGACTCAAAGAAGATACTCACTTTCCCGAACGGAAGCACCATCCGCTTTGGATACTGTGAAAGAGATTCAGACACAGACCGATACCAAGGTACCGAGGTCGATATCCTCTTTCTGGATGAGGCCACACAGCTATCTGAACAGCAGATACATGACCTCAACGCCTGCGTCCGTTCAACGAGAGCAAACTATCCCCTGCGGACTTACTACACCTGCAACCCTGGAGGAAAAGGCCACGCCTATATCAAGAGGCTTTTCGTAGACAAGTCTTACATAGGCAATGAAAAGCCGGAGCAGTATTCCTTCATCCAGTCACTTGTCTATGACAACAGCGCACTGATGGAGGCACACCCGGAATATCTCGACGAGCTCAAAAACCTCCCGGAAGCAAGGCGTAAGGCATGGCTTGAGGGAGACTGGGATTCCTTTGTTGGGCAGGTATTCTCTGAATGGAGAAATGACCCGGCGCATTATGACGACCGCAGATGGACTCATGTCATCAACGACTTCCGAGTGGAAGACAGTTGGCGTATCTTCAGGGCGTTTGACTTTGGCTATGCCAGGCCGTTTTCTGTCGGATGGTTCGCCGTTGACCACAAAAACCGCATCTATCGGATAAAGGAATACTACGGGTGCACAGGGGAGCCGAACGTCGGCCTCATGCTGACGCCACAGGAGATAGCAAAAACTATCCTGGAGATAGAGGCCACGGACCCGAACCTTAAGGGCAAGTTCATCACAGGCGTTGCAGACCCCGCCATATGGGACAAGTCCCATGGCGAAAGCATCGCTGAGATGATGGAGAAAGAGCACGTTTATTTCTCAAAAGGAGACCATGCGAGACTT